TAGACGTAGGGTATCTCTTACGGATTATGAATTCGCTGATCTAATAGATCAACAAGACAAAGTAAGACTCTTAATAGACCCGACTTCATCTTATGCTCAAGCCGCTGCTATGGCAATGGGAAGAGCTATGGATGATGTAGTAATCAGTGCCGCTTTAGGAACTGCTTTTACTGGCGAAACAGGATCAACATCAACTGCTTTACCTTCAACGCAAAAAATTGCTGAAGCAGGTACAGATGGTTTGACTATTGCAAAATTAAGAACTGCAAAAGAAAAGTTCGATTTAGCAAGTGTAGACCCTTCAATCGCTAGACACATAATAGTAGGACCTAGACAAATCACTGATCTATTAGGTACAACTGAAGTAACAAGTTCAGATTTCAACACTGTCAAAGCATTGGCTAATGGTGAAATCAACTCGTTCTTAGGTTTTAACTTTATAGTATCAAACAGATTATCTATCGAATCTTCTAAAAGAAAAGTAATCGCTTTCGCATCAGATGGCATTACATTAGGAGTTGGTAAAGATGTTGAAGCAAGAATAGACGAAAGAGCAGACAAGTCGTATGCTACTCAAGTTTACTACTGCATGAGCATTGGAGCTACTCGTATGGAAGAAGAGAAAGTGGTAGAAATCAAATGTCACGAAGCATAATAGGAGGAAATAAATTATGGCAAACGTAAATACAGATATAGTAACTAACTTTGTTGCAGTTCCTCAGGTTAAAAATAGCTCACAGCAATTACATGGTGCAAAAAGAATTGCACAAGGTACAATCGCTTTAGCTGCTGGAGACCTGTCAGCTAGTGACACAGTTATGTTAGCACCTATACCAACTAATGCTAGTATTTCCTCAATCAAGTTGTTTAATGACGACTTAGATTCTGGAACGACTATGACAACAGATGTTGGATTATACGATACAGCTATTGCTGCGGTTGATGATGATGCTTACGCTTCTGCGATTACAGACCTTAGAGGTGCTGTAACGACAGGAACTGAAGTAGCATTTGAAGCTAGAAACATAAACACAATGGGACAGAAAGTTTGGCAAGATGCTGGACAATCATCTGATCCAGGTGGATATTACTATGTTGCATTAACTTTTGATGCAGCTGGTGATACTGCTGGTGATTTAAGTTTCATTATCGAATATACAGTAGACTAATCAACAATTTAGGTGGGGGAGCAATCCCCCATCTTTCATTTCATGACAAGAGCTAGATTTGACCCAAGACTCATAGATATTTATAAAGAGCCTAGACTTTTGTTGCATTTTCAATGGGGAAACGATAATAAGATTTATAGATATGCTTTAGTTGAAAAAATTGATATAGGTAGTATCAACGAATTAACAAAGCAAAAGAAAGATGAACTAAATCTTTCTAACGAGGACATTTGGAAAAAATATGGCATCAGTAGTAGACATTTGTAATGGAGCATTAAATCAGCTAGGAGCAACTACTATTCTTTCACTCACAGAAGATTCAAAGAACGCAAGACTTTGCAACGCAAGATATACACAAGTTAGAGACGCATTATTTAGATCACATCCTTGGAACTGTTTACAGAAAAGAGTAGAACTTGCAGCAGATACAGACACACCTGCTTGGGGTTTTACTTCACAATATACTTTACCAGCAGATTGTATGAGACTACTTCGTATATTAGATTTTGATTCTAACTACAAAGTAGAAGGTAGAAAGATATTAAGCAACGCATCAAGCATGAAAATTTTATATGTTTCAAGAGTTACTGATCCTAATGAGTATGATGAATTACTAAGAGAAACTATATCAGCTGCACTAGCGGCAGATATTGCATACGGAGTTACATCTTCAAATCCTGTAACTCAAAATATGTATCAACTATTTCAAGATAAATTAAGAGACGCTAGATTTGTAGATGCTACTGAAGGTCAGAATACTTCACCTGATCTTGGTATGACAGATGAGATAGAGTCTAGTACATTTATAAACTCAAGGTTTTAACACATGGCTAGAGTTGCAGCACAGCTGACCAACTTTACAGGTGGAGAACTTTCACCACGTTTAGATGGTCGTAATGATCTAACGAAATATTCTTCAGGATGTAAAACGCTTGAGAACTTTATTGTTTATCCACATGGAGCAGCAGCTAGAAGAGCAGGAACAACTTTTGTTGCTGAAGTAGCAAGTAGTGCTAACAAAACAAGATTAATTCCTTTTGAATTTTCTACAACTCAAACTTATATGCTTGAGTTTTCTAATCTTAAAATAAGAGTTTATAAAGATGATGGTGCTGTTTTAGAAGGCGATAAAACAATATCTGCTATTACTAAAGCTAATCCTGCTGTCGTAACTGCTACTTCACATGGTTATTCTGATGGTGATGAAGTTGTTATTACTGCTGTGGGTGGTATGACAGAA